GAGACAGTATGAAGGAGACGTTAGTGCTTATTTTGCATCAGACTTAGCGGACAAATTAGGCATAGAGATACCAGAGGATATGGAGATCAAAACATTAGATGGTGTTGTTGATTTACTTATACAGGTAGTAAGGGAGAATTCTATTCCTACTTTTGCAAATGAAGAGTTAGAAAAATTAAATAAGTACGTCACTGAAGGCGGTGATCTTAAAACATACTTCTCAGAGATCTATAGTAATACTTTAGATTTAGACAATATTGACATTGCTGTTGATAGGGATCAGAAGGCTGTTCTTAGGGAACATATGCTTAATCAGGGTTATAAAGAAGAGAAGATTACACGTGCTATAGAGCGTTATGAAGACGCTGGTGTTCTTCAAGATGAAGCCGAAGAAGCCCTAGAATTGGTAAAAGAATTCAGGGAAAAAAAGGCAAAAAAGCTATTAGCGGAACAAGAAAAATTAGCCCTTGATGAAGAAAAAGCGAAACATGATTTCGTGGAAACTGTATATAATACAGTAGGGCAGTTGAAAGACGTTCGTGGTATTCCTTTAACGGAGTCAGACAGACGTGAACTTTTGGACTATATGTTTAAAACAGATAGGACTGGTTTGACTGCAATGCAAAAAGATTATCAAGATCCTAAAAAAAGAATTGGTAATTTAATTGAGACAGCATATTTTATGAAGTATGCTGATAAGATAATTTCAGAAAATAAAAAGCAAGGCGAAAAAAAGGCAATAGAAGATATTCGCAAAAAGTTTAAAGCAGGTAAAAACAAGCGTAGTGCTGGGGGCAATACGAGTTTTGATGGAACTTCAGAACCTCTTCTTAAGCTCTCCTTGCGATAGAGTTAATAACTAAATTTTAATAAACAATGATTGACAACCTTCTTAATAATTTGCAGATCTACAAAACCAAGTGGACTTCAGATTTAAATGATGAGGCTGAATTGTCAAGGTTGCTGTTAACTGCTCCTCATAAGATGCCGGGTATTATATCTACAATATTCGGTCGTTTCGATCAGGGTAGTGTTCTCGACTATATTACTGGCGGCATGGGCCGTACTACAGTGATAGAGAATTCTATCTTTGAATGGGACGTTATGATTGAGTATGATAAGGCGATTGTTATTAAGCGTGCTGTATACAATGGTACAGAAATCACAGCTAACACTCTGGGTGTATATCCTGGTCTTGCAGGTTCTACTTTCCAGATTTGGGTTGCTGAAAAATGGTTTGGTCCAGGTGCTATAGTACAGTTTGACGACAATAAATTCCAAGCTCGTGTTATTGGTGAGCCTTATATGGACGGTAACGACTATGTTTACACACTTACATGTGTAGACGGCAAAGATGATTCTTTCATTATGCCTTCTCTTTTACTTCCTGGTTCGAAGGTTAGCCGCTTGGCATCTGCTTATGAAGAGTGGAGCGACGAGGCTGACATCTTCAATGCTCAGACTCCGTTTAAACTCCGCAACCAGCTCACGACTACTCGTGCTTCATACGATATTAGCGGCGATGCTTTCTCCACTGTTATGGTAATCTCCATGAGGGATCCCAAAACAAAGAAAGAGACAAAGTATTGGTCTGTGTATCAAGAGTGGACTGCATGGCGTCAGTGGTATGAGCGTATTGATAGACTTATGGTCTATATGAAATACAATGCTAACCCTGATGGTACTGTTAATATTAAGGGTACTAATGGCCGTCCGGTTCGTATTGGTGCTGGTCTGTTTGAGCAAATTGCTCCATCCAACAGGCGAGCATACACTACTCTTACATTAGAACTCCTTGATAGTTTCTTATCAGATCTTTCCTACAATATTAAAGGTTTTGGTGAGCGCAATTTTATTGGTCTGTCAGGTGAAATGGGTCTCCGTGAATTTGACCGTGTACTGCGTGAAAAGGCTTCCGGTTATACATTAGTCGATAGCAAGTTCATTAGCGGTTCAGGTCAAGAGCTGACTCTTGGTGGGCAGTTTACTACCTATAAGGGACTTAATGGTATTACAATTACCCTTAAGCATCTGCCTATCCTCGACGATGTTGTTCACAACCGTAAATATCACCCGATAAGTGGTAAGCCTCTTGAGTCATACCGCATCCTTATTATAGATGCTAGTATGCGCGATGGTGAATCCAACTTACGTAAGATAGTCCGTAAAGATCGTGAACTCGTTGTATGGCATACCGCTGGTTCAGTTGCTCCTGGCTCAGGACACGCTAAATCAATCAGCACGCTTCGTTCTAACGCTAAGGACGGGTACTCAGTACACTTCCTTTCAGAGTTTGGTGTAATGCTTGCTGATCCTACAACTTCTGGTGAACTGTATTGCGACGCTGAATAATACTGAATGTAATGTGGGGTGATAATTAATCACCCCTAACATTCTTCTTATGTTTAATTTAAATATCTATAACTATGCAAGTTATATTGCGCCCTATAGGCTGGAATAAATGGTCAGGTATACTCAGGTATAAAAATTGCTTTGACGACCTAGGACCATATTTAACTAGGTCTGGTTCTATGTACACCGGACTTACTTTAGAAGACGAAGAGCGTCTTGGTGCTCAGTTGGGGATAGACTTATCCCGTTCTTCTACAAATCCATTTTGGATTAATTTTAGGATTCGTACATCTGTCAATGATATAATACTTGATACTTCAGACCCCTTTGATGAATTAAAATATTTATTTTGTAAGGGTCACAAGCGTGTTAAAAACTCGTTATTAGAGCAAAAAGCAACTGCTGACTTTGTATTAATAAATAGGGACGAAGAGGCTAAGGTCGAGAATGTATTCAATAGGACTAAACGAGACGCTATTATGGAATTTAGCAAACTTACTCCTACAGAAATACGCAAGTGTTTACGGTTGTTTGGTTATAATGCAGAAAGCATGTCGTCTGAAGTCGCTGAGAATAAACTTTATACATTTGTAGAAGCTAATCCTAAGAAATTTTTAGACAGGTGGGTTAATAATAAATCTCGTGAGATAGAAACTTTAATTGAAGTTGCTGTAGCTAAAAACATAATTCGTAAGAATAAAAATATTTATACTTATGGTTCTGATGTTATAGGTAGCAGCTTGGACGATACTATAGCTTTCTTAAATTCTCCAAACAATCAAGATATTCGTTTGGCAATCATGAATGCTTGTGATACAAAAGACTATTATGTTGTTGGGGAAGCTTCAGAGGAAGATATAGCAGAGTCACTTCAACAGGCAGAGGCTCCGAAACCAAAAACCAAGGCAAAACCAAAAAAAGAAGAAGTAGATGAATAAATCAGAAATGCATATAGCATTTAAGATTGAACTAGACAAGGTTGAATCACTACAATATCCTGCTTTTATACCAGCTGAGATTGATTATTTCTTTGATAGAGCTCAAGAACAATTTGTTAAAAGTAGGTATGGTGGTAACAACCCTGCTGGTACTTCTTTTGAACAAAATCAAAAGAGACTGGATGATTTAAGGTATTTAGTAGTTGAAGGTACATTACCAGCAACAAGCGATGATGTCCTTAATGTATCTGAGAAACCCAATTGTTATATAGTTGATTTAACAGATCTTGATACAGATGATCCATATATGTTTTTAGTAGGTGAAGAATGTACTATAACTTATATAGATCGTTTAACACATCAATCTGTTAATAAAATACAACCAATAACAGAATGTTCAGCAAATACATATATTGCTCAAGTACACGATCCCCTGTCTCCACATAGGTTGCATTATAATACTGCTAGCCCATTAAGGCTAATTAAGTCTAATTATGTTGAATTAATAACAGACGGCACATATAGTATATTTAATTATATAATTAGGTATATTAAGGAGCCTGAGTCATTTACAACATTAGCGGCTACAGATTCACCTGATTTTCCAAATCATGTGCATCCTGAATTAGTTAAGCTCGCAGTAAATATTGCACTTGAGAATATTGAATCTCCACGTATTCAGTCATACCCGACTAAGGTGGCTGAAATGGAGTAATATTAATTTAATAAATAATAAATAATGATTACAAAACCCTTTAAGCTGTTTATAGCAAAATCTGTTGCTCAGAACGCTAATATTACTGGTGGTGAGACTTTAACATCTCTTATGACTACTGGTGGTACTGACGCTCTTGGTGATGGGGAACTTACTGTTCTTAATAAGAACTTTAATGTTTTAACAGCTAACGATACTGTGGCTGATAGCGATACTATCTATATTGGTATTGGTACTACTAAGACCTATCCACTTGTTCCGGAAAGCGGTTCTGCTATTACGGCTCGTAAGATTAGGCTTTCAGATCCTATTATAGGCAACTATGTTACGAAATATAGTGGTAGGGCTTATGCTGCAATGGCTCAGCAAGTTAGCAATTCTGTTTTAACTGCTCCGACTGCAGGTAGGGAATACATTGTACGTTGTGTCTATAAGGATCTCGAAGAACATCCAGGTATGTTTAAGCAGGAGTGGCGTTATACTGCTACTGCAGCCGATGCTGCCGCTGTGGATACCTTTGGCGCTAATCTTGTAGCAGCTGTTAATAATAATGGTGATCGTCGTGTTACTGCTAGCTATGCTACTGCTAGTGATACCTTTACTCTTACGGGTAGGGCTATTCCTGGTTGTACTACTAGTTTAAACGATATCGATGAAGTGAGAGTTGTTTCATTTGATGCATATATCAACTACATTGATACAGATGGTTATGAGCAGAAAGCTTATACAGTTACTGTGGGCACTCGTGCAACTACAGGATCTGGTACATGGCAACTTATGAGGGATCTTGAAAAGGAATCTTGGGGTTATGAAGGTGTATATAATAGGCGTGAATTCCCTGTTATTCTTCCCGAATTTTCCACCAACCCGTCTCTTACTTATCATATTATAACTATTGAGCACGAAGTTCCTTATAAGACTCCAAATAACTTATACTTAGAAACTACACAGGTAAAAACCATTATTGCTATTCCTGATGGTACTAATGGCGATGGTCAGCAGACATATATTAGGGGTCTGTTGAATCCCTGGATGGCTTCAACGCCAAAAGCTTTTGCTAATATAAGTTCTCTTTAATTAGTATAACATGGGGGTCAGACCAACCCTGGCCCCCTATTTTTCTTAATATATGGCATTAACAACAAGTTTATCCTTAGGGGTAAGGAACGATAACAAAGTATTGGTTATAGTAGACAATACAAATGATTATGGTAGTGACAATGGTAATATTGCAGTAAGTGATATTACCAGTTTAACATTAGGCGTAAGTTATATGAACTCGTCTAAAAAGTCTGTTACATATGACACTATAGATTTATATGCATTATTTGGTCCATTTGTTATTCAAAGTGATTTAACCTTTGAATTAAATCCCAGTCATTTTATGATTAATTCTGTACCAATAGGTACTGCAGAAGATGAAT